GCAGGGGAGGCTTCGTTGAGCAGGTGATGCCTGGTACTTTTGCCAGGGCATTGGGAAGGGGAAACACAGTCGAGCTGAAACTGAACCATGAGCGGGTTCTCGGCAGCACCTCAGATGGGGTACTGGAGCTTGTGGAGGACGCTATTGGACTCAGGGCAAAGGCAAAGATAACAGACCCTGAAGTCATAAAAAAAGCGAGAAACCAGCAACTCCTCGGCTGGTCGTTTGGTTTTAGAGATCCGAAAGACGAATGGGAAGAGCGGGTAGACACGATTCCAAGGCGGTACCTCAAAGACATCACCCTAACCGAGGTGACCATAGTGGACGACACGAGGCGACCCGCATATATCGCCACTTCCATTGAGGTGCGGGACTTTTCGGAGCAGGATACGGAATATGTCTTTCATGATGAAGAGCGGGAAGACGCACAAGTGCAGGAAGATAACCATGTAGACCCCCAGGGGGGTACAGAATCGAAAGCAGCTATTATAACGCAAATTGCTGGCTATAAAGCCCGCAGAAACAATATATTATACCGGAGGGGATAACATTGAAGAAAAAGCAATTAATTGAGAAACGCAATGGGCTGATCGACAAAATGGACGCGCTGATCGCCGCTTGCGAAACCGAGGAAGAGGTCAGAGCTTTCACAGATGAAGAGCAGACCGAGTTTAACACGCTGGAAGCGGAAATCAAAGCCATCAGCGGGCAGATTTCAGCCATCGAAACAAGGGAGCTTTTGGAGCAGACCTTTGAAGATCCCGCAGCGGGCGACGCTGCCAACGAGGAAGAGCGAAGGGCGCTTGACGAAAGCAACTTCCTTTCCTACATCAGGGGGGAAACCCGCGCCCTGGACATCGCGCAAAACGGCGGGATAATCCCAGCGCACATCGCCAACCAGATAATCGAGGTGGTGAAGGAGCTTTCTCCCATTTATGCATTGGCAACGGTCTACAACGTGGGTGGTGACCTCATATTCCCCATCTACGATGAAGGCACATCGTCCATCGGCGCGGCTTTCGTAGATGATATGCAGGAGCTTACCGAGGGTACAGGCAAATTCACCACGGTGAGGCTTGAAAACTTCATAGTGGGTTGTTTAGCGAAAATTTCAAAATCCTTGATGAACCGCACGGACTTCGACCTCATGAGCTTCGTTGTCAGGAAAGTGGGTCAGGCTATTGCAGAGTTTCTCGAATTTCACCTTATACAAGGCGCAACTGGGAAAAACGAAGGTATTTTATCGGCTCCACAGGTTCTGGTTGCACCGTCTGCCACTGCGTTGACTGCTGACGACCTCATTGACCTACAAATGTCGGTGGTGATGCACTATCAGACAAATGCCTGCTGGGTGATGCATAAGAATACTCTAAAGGCACTCAGGAAGTTAAAGGACTCCACAGGTGAGTATCTGCTCAACAAGGACATCACTACTCCCTTCGGCTGGAGCATCCTTGGGAAGCCTGTTTACATCACCGAGAGTATGCCCCAGATAGCCGCTGAGGAGCGGGTCATCGTTTATGGCGACATGTCGGGACTGTATGTTAAGCTAGCGCAAGATATAGAGCTCCAACTTCTCCTTGAAAAATACTCCACCCAGCACGCTGTTGGCGTTGTCGGCTATGTGGAGTTTGATAGCAGAGTGGTTGAACCCCAGAAGATGACCGTCCTAGAGATGGCGCCATAGGGGGGCTTGGCATGAAGATAAAGGCTGTAAAGAGCTTTACCGGAAAGGTAACAATGATGCAGGACGAAATCAGGGATGTTAGGGAAGAAATAGCCCTCGACCTAATAAACTCCGGTTATGCTGTGGAAATCGTAAACGATGGAGCAGCTGTTATCGATGAAACGGCTGAAACTGTCGATAGTGCGGATCGCAAAGGCAAAGCCGGTACGGCTGCGAAAGGTAAATAGGGTGACTACCGTGAAGATCAGCAGGGTAAAAACAGAGACTATAGCCGCCCACTGCCACGCTCCCGAAGACGATCCGATGCTAAAGGTCTACTGGGATGCCGCTGTGCAATATGTGCTGGGCTACACGGGCATGACGAAAAGAGATGCGGACAAGCATGAAGACCTGACGGTCGCCGCGCTTGTCCTTGTTTCCGATATGTATTACAACCGGAGCTACCATGTCGCCAGCGAAAAGGTGAATCAAATTGTGGACTCTATCATAGGATCTCATGACTATAACCTGCTGCCTGGAGGTGGTGTCGATGAACGCCGGTGATTTTGGGGACAGGCTTGAAGTGCTGGAGCTGGTAGAAACCAGTCTTGGGACATGGGAATGGGTATGGCTGCAAACGGTCTGGGCGAAAGCGGAACACCAGAATTACAGGAGTCTTGTGTCCAACAACTCGATACTCCAGCGTTCGACCAGATTCACGGTTCATGCGAACACTAATATCACGCTCCACAATGCCCTTATATTCGCCACCGGTGGTGGAGGGCATTGTCACATCAGCGACATAAACATGGACAAGCCAGGCTTCTACATTTTGACCGCCGCATTTGTAGAACACCAGAACTGCGAATGCAGACGCACGGAGACTGGTATGGGGGTATTGAACCGTCCGGATGTGGTGGAGCTGGACCCCTTGGTGTTCCCAGGGATACTGGCAGAGAAATACTTGCGCCAGAGCCAGGGAGAACCTATGTCATATTCCGAGTACAGGTATATGTTGGTAACACCAAAGGCTATTGAGCTGGAAATAGGCGAGCTGGTGGAAGTTGGTGGCAAGCTTTGCCAAGTGGCGGTTGCACACCTGCTGGATCCATATAAGAATGAATATGAAGTGGTTATGAGGTGGGACAACTGATGAGTATTGAATACAAAGGACTCGAAGAGCTGGACAGGCGCTTTGCTTCTGCTATGCGTGATCGTCCGGAGCTTCGGCTGCAGATGCACATTGAAGTGTCGAAGGAACTGCAATACGAAGTGCTGGATCAGATAGACAGGGTAGGCATTAGGCAGAGCGGCGATAAGATAGGCAATGCAAACAGACCCACTGGAGGACTTAGAGACTGGCAGAGTCGATATGTCGGCAGCGGTGGCGGGTATGCTGCTGTGAGACCCATCGGAAAAGCCGATGGTGGAGGTACAGGAAGAAACAGCGCGGGAGCTATCACAAACTATCTTGAGCGGGGTCACAAGGTTCGTAGACCATCGGGGAAAGCCAAGCGACAAAGGAAGAGCCGTGGAAGGTACGGTTATGCCAGAGGTTATTACTTTTATACAGCAGCGAGGTCAAGGGCGCAGCAGGTGGCGATTGCCGCAGCGAACGCCTATGCCCAAAGAATGTTGGAGAGGATTGGTGACTAGGTGCTGGAGATAACGGAAATAACCGAAGCTATCAACGAACTTATTGCGAAGGCATACCCAAATGATCCGGTGTATGTGAACCTTATACCAAAGGATTTCTCAAGACCGTCTACGCTCATTGCGTTTGTGAACACAGAGCGGACCGATGCGAGCCGTAAAATGCTAGCTGTGAAAATACAGTATGCGCTCACCTGCTTTTGCGAAGTGGATGGACACTACAACTCTGATACCCAAGCCGTCACCGAAAGGCAAGATGGTATAATGCGCATTTTTGCTCGCGGATACATCAAAGTTGCCGACAGGAGCGTCAAGCTTGTGGCAGCGTCCAGCGGAGCGGAAATAACGGAGAGCTATATCGATTTAAATATAGAATATTTTGACGAAAGACCCGATGAAGGGGATTGTTACCCCATCGCCGAGTCTGTGGATACGATAATAACGAACGGAGGATGATTTAAATGGGGCTTCCAAACATAGAGATTACCTTTCGCGCCCTAGCGAATACTGCTATACAGCGATTGACCAGGGGAACGGTGGGGATCATACTCAAAGACGAAAAGGACAATGGAGCTTGCGAGCTATTAAAAGCCTCTCAGGTCACTGAGCTTTTACCAGAACTTGGAACGGAAAACCAAGATTATATCAAGCGGGCTTTCCTCGGTTATGCCAATCCACCTAAAAAGGTGGTGGTATACGTCCTACCAGATACAGCAACGGACTATACCGAGGCTTTCGGCTATCTAGCTACCCAAAGGATTGACTACCTAGTGGGACCGCCTGACATCGACAATGCTGGTAGTGGGGAAATCAAGCTCTGGATTAAGGAAGCAAGGAAAGCGGGTGGTACTCCGAAGGCTGTGCTGCCGAATACTGCAGCCGAGGATTATGCCATCGTCAACTTTACGACAGACGGCATAGTCGTGGACAAAAGGGTCTATACGACAGCTGAGTATTGTTCCAGGATTGCGGGACTCATCGCTGGAACGCCGCTTACCATAGGCTCTTGCACCTATGCCCCCCTTCCTGAAGTGGAGCGGGTAGAAGGTAAGAGCAAAGAGGATATGGATTTGGCAATCGATGCTGGGCAGTTCATACTATTTGGAGACGGCGTTACTGTTAAGGTCGGCAGGGGTGTCAACAGCTTCACCAACCTTGCGAAGCTCCCAGGTTACAACGACAGCTTCAGGAAGATAAAGATAGTCGAGGTCATGGATATGATTTACGACGATATAAAGAAAACGGCCCAGGACACGTATATTGGAAAATATGCAAACAGCTACGACAACAAATGCCTTCTGCTTACGGCGATAGGAAACTATTTCTTTCTGTTGGAGCGAGAGGGCATCCTTGCTTCTGGCAAAAGCACGGTGGAGCTTGATGTCGAGGCGCAGGAAAACTATCTCATAGGGCAGGGTGCTGATGTATCTTCCATGAGCGTCCAAAGCATAAAGGAAGCCAATACAGGGGCTCAGGTATTCTTGATGGCGGCTGTATCTATACTTGACGCTATTGAAGATATTAGCCTTAAGATAAACGTTTAGGAGGGATAGACATGGATAGTGCGAAGAGAGTTGCCAGCGGGACTTGGGGAGAGGTGTGGCTAGACGGCGAGTATGTCGCCGAGTGTTACGGTCTCCAAGCAAAGATGGCGTTCAACAAAGAGGATGTTGCCATGTGCAGAAGGATGGCTACGGATTCAAAGGTGGTCTCCATGAAGGGGACCGGTAGCCTAAAACTCCACAAGGCATCAAGCAGAATGGCAAAGACCATAGGCGGGAAGATAAGCGACGGCATAGACGTGAGGTTTACGATTATGTCGAAGCTTGACGATCCGGATTCATACGGAGCGGAGCGGGTGAGCATATCAAATGTATCTTTGGACGATTTGACCCTTGCCGACTGGGAAGCTGCTAAAATGGGTACGGTGGAGGCACCCTTTACCTTCACCGACTATAAATATCTCGACTTCATGGGTTCGTAGCCATGGATGTTATTGACCTGCTGCTAAATGCACAGCCGGCAAAGCTGCCGGAAAAGGAATATAAGATTAAGCGCCTGAGTGAGGAGCTGGGCGGCGATGTGGTATTCACGCTGCGTGCGCTGCCCTTTTCCAGGGTTGCAGAAATACGAGCTGTGAGCGAAGAGAACCAGCCCATACACATAGTGCTTGCCGGGGTTGTATCTCCAGACTTGAAAACTCCTGCATTGCTTGAGCGGTTCGATGCTGTCACGCCTGCAGAGCTAATCTCGAAAATGCTGCTGCCTGGGGAGATAGATGATCTAGCTCTTAGGGTGGAGCAATTGAGCGGATATAAGACCACCGTGTTGGAAGAGGTTAAAAAAAACTCCAGTCTAGCTACGAACTGAGGCTTATGCAATGGCTCCTTATTACCCACGGAGTTTTACCCAGTGTGTATTATGCGCTACCCGAGGGTGAAAAGGAGCTTATAAGGGCTCTTGTGTACGACCATTTTGACGAGAGGGATTAGATATGGCGGCTTCTACAAGCATAGCGATAAGCGCAACCGATAATTTTTCTAATGTTCTTGTTTCCATGCGTGCTGCAAACCAGGCATTCCGCAAGGACGTTGAGGGAACGAAGGAGAAACTTGACGCTCTCAATAGCACCAAAGTCGAAATGCGAATAGACTCGCGTAACGCCACCGACAACATCAGGGAAGCAGAAAAGGAGCTCCGCAGAGCAAGGGAGGGGACTGACGATTATGCAAAAGCCCTTGCGAGGCTTGAAGAGGCGTACAGCGACCAAAACAACATAGCAGCTAACCTGAAGCTCGTGTCCGAAGCTGCGAGGGAAGCGGAAAAGGATCTCAAATCGTTATCGGAAACCAATGAAAAGATGGAGAACCGTGCCGGTGGCGATGGCGGGAGCATCCTTTCCGCTTTGGCTGGAGCGGGCGCGGTGAAAATGCTCGGCAATGCTCTTAGTGGTGCTGTAAGCACATTTATAGGCAGCGCATATGGCAGGGAAGCTGGAACTTATTTTGACGCTGCTCTGTCCAGCGCATCAATGGGTGCTGCTATAGGAACCGCAATCGCGCCTGGTGTCGGGACTGCGATAGGAGCTGCCCTTGGAGGTCTGGTAGGTCTGTTCCAAGGGAGCGTCAAGGTCTTTGAAATGCAAAACGAGGCTTTCATGGGCTATTACCAAGACCAGTATTCCCAAGTGATGGCGGAGCGGTCGGCTTCTCTAGCGTCGGGTACAGCCACGGCAGGCTCTCGGGAGCGGGACTTGGTGGCGTTTACTACGCTCATGGACGGCGATGCTCAATCAGCAAAGGAGTTCCAGGAAACCCTTATAGAAATAGGCAGGGCTTCCCAGATGAGCTATGGCGAGCTCTCTGATATGGCAAGGGGTATGCTTGCGCTTGGTCACTCCACGGAAACGGTGGAGCGGCGGCTTTCAAGTCTTACGGAGGCGGCATCTGCTTTGAATATGACTGGTTCGGAAGCGTCAGGCATAGTGGGTATGATGGATGCAGCCATTGAAATGGGACGCTTCGATTCGCGGCTCATAAGGACGCTTGCAAAGAAGGGCATAAACGTAAACGAGGCGCTCACCGAAGCTTTTAAGGAGCAGTTTAGCGGCGATATGCTGACGGAGGAGAATATTGAGTCTTTCCTTGCGGGGCTTGGGAGCAATGGAGCCACCGTGGAGGAGGTCGTCGATGCTCTGTACAGGTACATGGGAATGGCGTTCGAGGGTTCCACCGAGCGGGCGGCGGATACCTATTCCGGTCTTGCTATGATTTTGGGATCGTATCAAGAAGACATCGATGCAGCCATGGGACAGGGTTTCACCGATACTAGGAGCCAGGGGATGCGCGACCAGCTTGAATGGATGGCCGGGGAAGGTGGCGACCTAATAATGGAAGCCAATTATCTCATAGGTCAGTGGGAAGCGAACCTTGAAAACGAAAAGGAAAGGCTCCAGCGGGAAGTCATGGACGCAGTGATGACCGGCAACATTTCGGTAGCTTTGCAAGAAAGCGAGGTTGCCGAGGAGCTTGCTGATATGTATGCCCGCTTCGTGAAAATTAGCGAATCAGATGCTCCGGATGCTGGGGCTCAAATGGGTCAGCTATTAGCAGAGGCTCAGGGAATCGCTATGAACGAATACAACGCCTCCGAGGGTGCGCAGCTGCAGCTTAATACACAAATTGCTACTGTGAATAAAATGCGGGAAAATGCGGAGCTAAACGATTTGTATTATGACGCTGGCTACAGATGGGCTGAAGCCGTATCGAAAGGTATGACAGAGGGAATGTCGGGAGTCGGTGCTGCCATAGCATCGATTGTTAGTAGTGAACTTGCCACATATCCTGGTATGCCAGTCTATCAATATCCCGGGGCTCCTGATCTGCCACCTAGCGCATGGGGGAAAGACAGGGTTCCATATGACAACTACCCTGCACTACTCCACGAAGGCGAGCGGGTGTTGACCGCAAACGAGGCTAGGCGGCAAGACATGGGTATTGGTGGCGGCATCGTCATCAGCGGTAACGAGTTTCATGTCAGGGAGGAAGCCGATATAGGGAAAATTGCTGTGCAGCTGTTTGCTCAAATAGAGCAGGCACAAATGCTAATGGGGTAATAACTATATGAAATTCATATTTAAAGATTCTAAAAGCGATGATGAGCTGACGCTACCGGTCACGCCCAAGGGATTCGAGGCGAGCCACGGTAAAAGGGTGGAAATGGTGAACATCCACGCCGTGGGTGACGTGGCGATTGGCGGATATGCTTCCCTCGCATCGATAAAAGTATCCTGCATGTTCCCGGCTAGGGAATACGCATTTTCCCAGTCAATGGGGATGGGACCCTATGATTATGTCAAACAATTCGAGCTGTGGGCGTTAGATCCCTCTGCCATAGTGCGCTTTATCGTGACGGAAACGCCAGTCAATATACCTGTGCTGGTCGAAAGCATCGATTACGGCGAGCGGGATGGGACCGGTGATGTCTACGCCACCATATCTCTCAGGGAATATAGGGAGCTTGCGGTTGTCCAGACTCAGAAAGCGGAAAAGACGGAAAACCTGTCCAGACCAGACCCTGAACCTCCTGTTACATCTCAGACGCATATAGTGGTGAGCGGCGATACCCTCTGGGCTATAGCGCGAAAATATTATGGGGACGGCTTGCTTGCCTATCACCTGGCGACATACAACGGCATAAAGAACGCCAATCTCATATATCCCGGGCAGGCTGTAAATCTGCCTGACAAGTCGCTGCTGGGAGCGGCTTGATATATTCGGCGATTATGCCAATGCATATTTATGGAGGCGCTTATTGTGGAGCTTTTTATTGATTCCGGTGGTGCTGTCACCGAAGTTTCTAGTCTTGCGCCATCCATATCGTGGAGCGGCGATCTTCGGCAGTGTGGCAGGTCGTTGTCCTTTTCGTTGCTTTCTTCCCCCACTGATAAAGAGATTCCTGTAGTGGAAATAGAGATGGGTGCTCCTGTGCAGTTTCAAATGGATGGTAAAACGCTTTTTGATGGTTTTGTTTTTGCTCGCCAAATAGACACTGAATCAAGCAAAATGGATATAAGGTGCTTTGACCGTGGCATATACGTGAAAAGAAATGAATTGAGCAGGAGCTTTTCAAATGCGCTGCCGGAGGATATAGCGGTTAGGCTTTGTGGTGAGTTTGGTATTTCTATAGGGAGCATCGCTAAAACTGGCATTCCGATAAGTAGGAACTTCGTTGGCGTTTCCCTTTATCAGATAATCCAAACCGCATACACCTTGGCATCGAGGGAAACAGGGGAAGCATATCAGATGCGCTTTAATGGCGTTGCCCTTGACATCGTTGCGAAGGCTGTCACTGAGGAGACATTGGTGATTCAAGGTGGGAGCAACCTGATTAGTGCCTCCGTATCCGAGAGCATAGAGCGGATGGTTACCCAGGTAGCCATATATGGCGAAAATGATGCCTTGGTCGATACCGTCAAAGACGATGAGCGGATAAGGCTATATGGGCTTATGCAGAAGCATATAAAGCAAGGCAAGGACAAAGACCCTAGGCAGGAAGCCCGAAAAATCCTTGATGACTTCGGAGTTGAGCGGAAAATGACCGTGAACAACCTGGGAGGGTTGGAATGCATTACTGGCAATTGCGTAGTGGTGGAAGAGCCTTATAGCGGACTTCATGGACTGTTCTGGATAGATTCCGATACCCATACATGGAAAAACGGCTTGTATTTCAACAAGCTCTCTTTGAATTACAGAAGACTCATGGACGAGCAGGAAGCCGGAAGCCTACCCAGGGCGAAAGCTGCAAGGGGTTCTGGCAGGGGCGCGGGTTCCCAGGAGCGGTACGAGTATATTTTCAAGGACGGATAGCGATATGGAAAATATTGAAGAAAACCCTTATGCGAAATTCGTTGGCAATATGCGGGATCTTGCATTTGAAGCGATACCTGCTTCTTATCGCATAGGCGAGGTGATCAGCGCAAGCCCTTTGAGGATAGACGTGGGTGGAGCGGTTCAGGAAAGCAATGCCCTTGTTTCCATTTATTCGCCGAGGACAGTATCCGTTACGGTAAACGTTGAGACATCGCAATTGCACAGCCATCCAGCGGCTGCGACTGCGAGCGTATCCATGCCGGGGTATTCAAAAGGCGATATGGTCTTGTTGGTGCCCATCGAAGATGAGCAGCGTTACATTATACTTGGAAAGCTGGTGGGCTTGTGAGCATATTTCCCTTTATATCGCCCCGATCGGGGGAAACAGAGCCGAGTAGGGGGCTATATTTAGAAGTTGCATGGGATTTCGTTGCTAATGCGCCTATATACAAAAACGGAGAGCCAGTCGTGGTGAGCGGGAAGGAAGCGGTCCTTGTCTGGGCTTGGAACGCTCTTCATACCCCTAGGCATGTACACGAGATATTCACAAGGGCATATGGCTGTGAAGCGAAGAGCCTCATCGGGCGGCCCTTTTCAGATGGGCTTAAGCAGTCCGAAGCGGCGCGTTTCGTCAGCGAGTGCCTGCTTATAAACCCGTATATTTCCCATGTGAAAAATATACAAGTGGAATTTGTCGGTGACCTATTGAGCGTCAGTTGCACAATCGTCACCGTATATGGGGAGGTATCGCTTGATGTATGAACACCTTACGCCAGAATATATAAAATCCGACATCCTAGGGATGCTTGCCATTGCCTCTACCAGGGAGGGGAGCTACACCAACACCTTGGTTTCCGCTGTGGCATACGAAATGTGGAAGGTATACCAGTCATTGGATGCGGTAGTTCCTATAGTCTATGTGGACGAAACGAGCGGTCCATATATAGACAAAAGTGCTGCTGTATATGGTATGTCAAGAAAGCCGGGAACGAAGGCAACGGCTGATGTGTTTTTCCAAGGGGTGGACGGTACTGTGATTCGCAAAGGTAAGATATTCATGACCGCCGACTCGTTGGAATATGCCCTTGATGCCGATGTGACCATTTCCAGTGGCGTTGGTAATGGCAGGCTTACAGCGATGATGATTGGCAATGCGTACAATGCTCCTGCTGGTGCTATACACAGGCAGACAGTCAACCAGAGCGGGATAGACTCGGTAGTGAGCAGCGAGGCAATCGGTGGTACCGATGAAGAGGGCGATAAGCAATTTGTGGAGCGGTATGACGAATATAGGCGCAGACCGCCGACATCGGGGAATGCTTCCCATTTTCGCCAATGGGCGCTCGAAGTGAGCGGTGTAGGAGATGCGAAGGTAATTCCCTTGTGGAACGGAGCGGGGACGGTAAAAGTCCTTATAGTCGGTGAGCGCAGGCAACCGGTGGATGTCACCGTGGTTGACCGCTGTGCTGCTCATATAGAGCTGGTGAGGCCCATTGGGGCGGATGTCGCCGTTGTCAGCGCATCTGGTCTTGGTATATCTGTAGACGCACAGGTGAGCATAAAGCCAGATACAGATGTCTTGACGGTGCAAGCTGCTTTCTCTGAAGCCCTTGGCGGGTATTTGGAGGGGATAGCTTTCAAGGAGTACAACGTGTCATTCAACCGAATAGGCTACATACTGTTGGACACGCCTGGGGTCATCGATTTTACGGCATTGAGCGTAAATGGGGGTGCTGCGGATGTCGCCATTGCTGATGATGAAGTACCGGTTGTCGGCTCGATTGGGGTGACAATATGAAAGATCTGCTGGAAATGCTCCCTGAACACTTTAGGGAGATACCCGAGGTAGTGGAGTTGCAAAATGCATTTAGCAAATGGGCGAATGCGATGCACGAAGCCAGGGATGAGCTTTTCGCCCAGTTCGATGTTAAAACGGCTACGATGAAGGGCTTGGCTCTCTGGGAAACCGCATTGGGGATAGCGACTGACATATCGCGTCCATTTGCGTTTAGGCGGTCTCGCATAGAAAGCAAGCTCAGGGGCTTGGGTACCACAACGATGGGTATGATAGCAAATGTCGCCGAAAGTTTTTCCAATAGCGAAATAGAGGTTGTGGAATATGCCGATGAATACCGTTTTGATGTAGTTTTCACAGGAACTGTGGGAATACCGCCTAACATGGACGACCTGACGGCTGCAATCGAAGAGATAAAACCGGCGCATCTGGCTTTCGCCTATGTCTACACCTACCGCACCTGGGGCATGGTGAAGCACATGACATGGGGAGACGCTGCTGCATACACATGGGAGCAATTAAGGGAGGGAACGCTTTGAATGTTACTGAAAACTACGGATTGCAAAAGCCTGATGATAGTATATTAGTCAGCCCTGATCCATTTAATGAAAACGCTGATGTTATAGACGCTCTGCTAAAAACGTTATCGGATGGACAGGAGGATTATCAAGCAGAGCTAGCAGCAGTCATGTCTAGCCTTAGCCTACCCGCTGGCAGCAGCCTAGCCGACGTGCTGCAATACATCATCGACAATTCGGGCAGCGATATGCCCGCTGTGATACCCATTAGCATGGGCGGCACAGGAGCGACCACACAAGCTGCTGCGTACAACGCATTGACCCACATGGGCGGTGGCGATGCGCAGGGGCTAGACTTGAACACAATAACACAGCCAGGATTCTATGGTGTTTCGGGCGGTTCGACCAATAAACCGACAGGAGCAGCAGCGGGCAATATGCTTGTATTGCCCTATCGTCTGACAGGTGGGATATACCCGATTCAACTTTTCTTTGACCACAAGTCGTATGAAGTCATTGATGTATGGGTCAGGATAAACCAAGGTGGTAACGATAACTGGAAATCATGGAACAAACTTGCAAGCCAAGCCGACCTAACCGCAAAAGCCACCCTACTGAAAGGCACGGCAACGCTGCCATTTTCCAGCTGGACAAATCAAGTATCCTCCAACGGCTACTACTACAAAGACGTTGCCATAGCGGGCTTGCTAGCGACAGATATGCCAAAAGTAGGCATCGTAAAGACAGGCACGAACGCAGCATCGGACGCATTGATACAAGACGCATGGAACTGCATCGCCATGGCGGAGAGCATGGCGGGGGTCATACGCTTCAAGGCGAGGACATTACCGCTGGTAAACGTGCCGTTCCAATGGGAGGTGACACGATGAGCAGGAGTTTTATAAATGGTCAGACTGGCGGCACATACAGCGAAACGCTGGTTTCGACGCATACGATTAGCAAGACCTTCAATAGTGCAGACCCAGTTTTGGAAGTAGCAAATTTACAACCGGGTATATACAGAATAAAAGGAACTATAAAATCACCATTAACTGCATCGTTATATATTGGCGTTACTGGTATGAATATATCTAATGGTTATGGAGCAATATGCACAGTATCACTTAATGCAAATATTGACGCACAGATAAACGAGTACATTTTGTACGGAGTAAAAACTAGTTTATCAACACAATACGTATATAACAACTTGCGATTTATAATCAATGGTTCATCTAGCAGCCCAGCGACAGGAACGGTAGAGCTATACAAAGTGACATTATAGGAGGAACACCATGGAGTTATCCACACGAAAAACACCCCTCAGATTAGGCGGGGGGGGCTTGAAACCCTAGAGCCGCAAGGCTTTCCGCAGATTGGCGGTGGTCTGCATGGCTAACGTCTACATATGTGGTCAGAGCGAATTTCTGGCAAAGCCGCCAGACGAATATTTATACGCCGAAGCCACGAACACGGTCACGGTGAACAAATCGGGTGGTCAGGGCATCACTGTGGTAGAAATACCTGATGTACCTCCTGGCATATACAGTGTACAAGTAACATTACAGTTTACATTAAGCGGTGGAACGGTTAATAATGGCATTAACACCAATGCTAGTGGCGAATTTGGTTACATGGCTAATGGTTATGCTATTTATTATTCAAGTAACGCTGGGAAGCTATTAGAGGTAGGGAAAAGTAAACCTGCACTTCTGCTTAAAAAGGGAAGTGTTGGCTTCGCTGCACAGACACTTGAAACTAGCACGGCAACCGTGACAGCCACAATTAAACTATTTAGAACGCCATTATGGTAAGGAGATAATGCAATGAAAGATACACAAAGAGTTATCCACACCCTCACAGAAAAAGTGGGGGGGGGGNGCTGTAAGCCTTAGAGCCGCAACGGTTTCAGCCGCCGAAAGGTGGGGCAGCTGATGGGC